AATGATGACGAAGTACTAGCAACTGTGCAAGATCCAACAGATATTTTGCACAAATTTTAACATAGGAAGGAAACTATGCCAGAGGAAGAAAAGAAAACAGTAGACATTGATACATCCGGTCCAGAGACCGAGATTAATGTACCTGAAGAAAAAGATGAGTCGGTAATTGATACCGCTCCGAAAGAAGAAACAACACCCACGGAACAAGAAACAGTTACAGAAGAAAAAGTAGAAACAGAAAAAAAGGAAGATGAAAAATTAGAAGATTACAGTAAAGGTGTGCAATCTAGAATTGCTAAACTTACGCGTAAGATGAGAGAGTCGGAAAGAAGAGAAGCCGCTGCTCTTGAATATGCTGCTGCAGTCGAAAATAAAAGAAAACTAGATCAGGAAAGATTTCAAAAAGTCGATTCTGATTACACTGCTAAATTTGAGGAAAGTGTAAAATCTGGAATGGACATGGCGCAAACACAATTAGCCACAGCCATTGAAGCAGGTGATGCAACAGCTCAAGTAGAAGCAAATAAAAAAATTGCTGAATTAGCTTTCGAGAACGCTAAATTACAGCAAAGAAAAGAAGCAAAACCAGTTGAACAGGAAACACCTGTTAGACTGTCAGACGGTGGACAATTACCAAATGAAACCCCTAGACAAATGCCTCAAGCTGATCCTATGGCTGAAGATTGGGCTGCAAAAAATAGATGGTTCGGAACAGATAGAGCTATGACATTTACTGCGTTCGAAATTCACAAAGATTTAGTGGATAAAGAAGGCTACGATCCTAAATCAAATGAGTACTATACTGAGATTGATAAAAGGATTAGAGTTGACTTCGGGCACAAATTTGATAATACTGATACTAAGCAAACGAACAGGGCCGTTCAGTCGGTAGCTTCGGCTAACAGAAGCTCAAAACCTGGTCGCAAAACTGTGAGACTCACATCTTCACAGGTAGCAATAGCTAAAAAATTAGGTGTGCCACTCGAAGAGTATGCTAAACAACTAAAACTCACGGAAGGAGCATAGTATGAAAAAAGACGAAAATAAAACTTCTCGTGCGGCTGTTACTCGGACTAAAACTGAACGTCCTAAAGAGTACAAGCCCCCATCATCTCTAGATGCACCACCAGCGCCTGACGGATTTAGGCACAGATGGATTAGAGCAGAGTCAATGGGTTTCAATGATACCAAGAATATTCATGGTAGAATGAGATCTGGTTATGAGTTAGTGAGAGCTGACGAATACGATGACAAATCTTATCCAACTGTCTTAGACGGAAAATACGCTGGAGTGATTGGAGTAGGTGGCCTTCTCCTGGCAAGGATACCCGAAGAACTCGCGCAGTCTCGTATGGACTATCAGATGAAACAAACTGAAGGTCAAGACGAGTCAGTCGAAACCGACTTACTTAGGGATCAGGATAAGAGAATGCCTATCAAAATTGATAGAAATTCTAAGCACACTTTCGGTGGTACAAAGAAGTAATTCTTAAACATCGAAATAATATCAACCGAACTGGAGGCCGTTTTACGACGGCAGGTTCATAAGGAGTAAACTATGGCAAATAGAAACACAACTGGATTTGGTCTTATTGCTCAAGGTACGCTTGGTTCAACACCAGCTACTGGCGGTCAAGGTAAGTACTACATCCAAGCTAACTATGCTACGTCATTATATCAAGGTACAGCTGTTAAACAGGCTGGCGGATATATAATTACAGCACAGGCAGCAATCACTAATACTTGTATTGGTGTTTTAAATGGTGTGTTCTACAACGCGGCAACTACACAGAAGCCGACGTGGTCGAACTACTATTCACAAGTTACTCCAGCCAACTCTGAAAACATCACAGCGTTTGTAATCGATAATCCACACCAACTTTACGTTGGTTCTATGGATACAGCTATACCTATAGCAAATATGGGAGCTACTTTCGGTTTCGCGACTACTACTGGTTCAACAACTAGTGGACAGTCTACAAACAAAATGTTGTTAGCAGGTGGAAGCGCCACAGCGAATACTTGGAGAACTGTAAGAATAGCAGAAGATCCTGAAAACCAAGACATTACAGTAGCAGGTTGCTCTGTTGTTTTTGTTCAGAATCTTAACCAATACGCTAATGGCGTAACTATGGCATAATAGGAGCATATCATGGCAATATCACGAGCACAGCTAGTTAAAGAACTAGAACCAGGCCTAAATGCACTATTTGGGCTGGAGTACAAAAGGTATGAAAATCAGCATGCTGAGATTTATACATCAGAATCATCTGACAGAGCTTTCGAAGAGGAAGTAATGTTAAGTGGTTTTGCAAACGCAGATGTAAAAGCAGAAGGTCAAGGAATTGCGTACGACGACGCGCAAGAAACTTACACTGCTAGATACACAATGGAAACGATCGCGCTAGCTTTCGCTATCACAGAAGAAGCAATAGAGGACAACCTTTATGACAGACTTTCTTCTAGATACACAAAAGCTCTAGCAAGATCTATGTCTAATGCTAAAGAAGTTAAAGGTGCAGCACCTTTGAATAATGGTTTACCGGGCGTAGCCGCGGGAACTGCTTTTCAAACAGGTGATGGATCTAACTTAATGGCTACAGACCACGCGACTATCGCTGGAACTGTATCTAATACTTTAGCAACACAAGCAGACTTAAACGAAACTTCATTAGAACAAGCTTTGATTGACATCGCAGCTATGACTGATGAAAGAGGTTTAAGAATCGCAGCTAAAGGAGTTAAAATGATAATTCCTTCTGCGAATCAGTTCAACGCTGAGAGATTGATGAAATCTCAAGGTAGAACTCAAACTGCTGATAATGACATCAATGCAATCAACAGCATGGGAATGATCCCACAAGGTTACAGAGTTAATAACTTTTTAACTGATGCTGATTCTTGGTACATTATTACTGACGTTCCAAATGGTATGAAGATGTTCTCAAGAACTCCGTTGACTACGTCAATGGAAGGAGACTTCGATACTGGCAACGTTAGATACAAAGCTAGAGAAAGATACGCTTTTGGCGCATCAGACTTTAGAGGTATCTTCGGTTGCGAAGGTGCGTAAGCATAACTAAGTAATTTTGTGGCCGGACATAGTTCGGCCACATTCAATAAATAACATGGTGGGATTCATGAAAAAATTTACAGTTACAATATGGGCATACGATCATCACGCAAAATTTAATGTTTTGTCTGAAGATAATGCTATTTCTCTTGAACAATCAATCCTTGACAAGTTGGGAGAAAAGAGTATAAAATGGGAATATCTTGGGATATCTTATGATAACCGAGTAAACAGAATAACCTATGAGGAGGTTGTTGATGATACAAGACCTATACAAACAAAAAAGGTCCTTGGAGTTGAAGTGGGAACAGGAGCATCTGGATAATGACAGATACACTCTTGAGATGGTCAGAATTGATGACAAAGTTAGAGAAGTCATTACTGAGATCAAGCTTGAAGAAGCTAAAATTGCCCACAGGCAGAATAGCGTTGAAGGCGCTGCTCCACAAGTTTCTGTAGCTTCTTAGACAAAAGTTACATTGCTGAAATTGCATAAATACCCTAGGATCTCTTGCACTCTACTAAAATCTAATATATACATAAATCACTATACAATTAAAATAGAACATAGACGCGTATAGTCGACGGCCTAGAGACTATGTTCGGAAACTAGGAGGATAAAATTATGGCAATAACACGTTTCAGAGGACCAGTACTTCAAGGTAAATTTAATGAAGCCGGAGTAACTGGATTTAACTTAGAAAACAAAACAGCTAACTACACAGTTACAGCTGCAGATTCTGGTAAAACTTTAACATCATCTACTGATGGTGTGGTATTTACTTTACCTGCAATTTCAATCGGAAGAGTGATTACTTTTGTAAACACTGCTCAAGATGGAACTAATACTTTAACTATTAGTCCAAATGCTAATGATGGTATTTTGTATGCTGGATCTTTAACAGATAATAAAGATCTTATTAATACAAAAGCTACATCAAAAGTTGGTGACTTTGTAGTACTAGCATCTTTGAACTCAACAGCACATTGGACAGTTGTTGATGCTCAAGGTATCTTTGCTAAAGAAGCTTAATAATTAATTTATTGTGGGGCTTAGGCCCCACATGAATTTAAGGAGAATAAAATTATGTCAATAACATCAAAAGTTAGACAATCGATAATTTTAGCATCAGATGGACAAGTGCAAAAATTGATAAACACTGCAAGTACATCAACAGCAGCTAATATTACTAAAGCAAATATTATGACTATATTTGCTCAATCTAGTGACGTTGATGGTGAAATTAAACTTT